CATTTCTGTAATAGTAGCCATTATTTTATTAATAGCTCTTATATAACTAACTGTAATAGAAACAGATACTAATAAATTTTTACCACGTAAAGGAAATAAACTAACTGTAGCTGTTACTAAAACACTTAATATTTTAGATAAAGTTTTAAGTAAAGAAATAGTAGCTGTAGACGATATAGATACTATTTTACGAATAACTTTAACTATTGAAATTGCAGCCGTTACACTAACACTTAATAACTGAGTCTTTAAAGAAACAGTTGATCCTGCAAAAGGTGCTGCTGAGTTTGGATAACGTCCAAACATTACTTAGCCCACCAATGCTTTTACTTCATCTTCGGAAAGACCAAGTGCTGTTAGTTTAGCTAGTGCAGAAGCCTTTGCAGTTGCTTGTGCTTGTTCTTTAACAGTTTGTTCAGCCGCTAATGTTGCACTATTAGCTAATTCTTCAGCAGTAAATGGTCTTGATGTTTGAGTTACTTGTCCAGTAATAACATCTACATTAATTTCAATTTTTTCCATGATTTACTCGTAAAGAATGTTAATAGAGCCAGCGTCAAAGGTGTCTGTGCCGTTTGAAGTGGTGATTCGTACTCGGTCTAATACACCTGATAATGTTTTAGAGCCAGCTAAATATGTTGTAGATACATCGTTTGGAGCTGCTACACAACCGCTTGCAACCCAAGAATTTGACCCAAAAGCAGAAAATGTTATAGCTCCTGAATATGTATAAGTTGCGCTTGAACTTGCACCATAAATACCAAATCCAGTTGTTGTAGAAATTCCACGAGTGGTATTATTTGTGGTGCTAACCAACCCTGAAGATGCATTATAACTTGTTGCATCTACGCTTCCTGCGCCAAGTTGAATAATTGGAACTGATGAACCATTTGTACTTACCCCATTAAACATAACAGTTACACGCTTTACCCAACTAGGTATGTTAGTAAAGTCAATACTTGTGCCACTTGTAGAAGCTACGGCAGTTCCAGTAGTAATAGCACTTGCAGTTCCAACAACTAAACCAGCCGCACTTTGTGTAGTAGCGTTGTTAAATGTAAGACCATTAGTCCCATCAATAATCATGCTCATGCTTGCTCCTCAGCAGGAAGTGGAGTGTTACCTTCAGCTACCCATTTTAGGTAGGCTTGGTAATCTGTGTTGTCAGGTGCAAAAGGAATTGATGCGTTGTCTGATAAGCGTTTAAGTGACTTTGATGGATTTCCATTCCAATCATTTGGATTTAATTTATACATTTATAATTCCGCAGAAAAAGCTAAAGCAGTTAAATAAATTGTTGCTCCGGGACCCGATGAAATTGCGTACACATCCCAATTATAGTTATTACTTATAGAAAATACATCACCAGAATACCCACCGTCAGAACCAAGTGTGTATGTTGCCGTTGGTGTTGTTCTCATTCCTTGAGCAATAAATGCGGCAACTCTGCGCCTAGTCGTATAGTAAGTTGAAACTTGGGCTAAATCATAATGAAAACTTGTTCCGTAGTTAATGTAATAACGCTGGCACAAATATAACTCTTGCTGATATTGACGATACTCATAACCAGTAGCATTACTACCTACTTCTAGTTGAACACCAGTAATGTAGAAAGTTGCTCCGTTTGTTCCTACTACGGATGTTGCTCCTGTGGCAGATTCATAATCTGCAGAAGCCCATGAGCCAGCAGTACCACTATAAGTTGAACCTACCCCTAATCCAAAGCTAACATACAATCCTCTGCCGTTTGTAGCACCAACCCATGTACCAGCAGTAGCACCAGTAATTGTTACTGTTTTGTATTCGTAAGTGTTTGCAGAAGAAATTGTGTATGTAAATGGATAGCAATAATTAGTTGCACTATTTTGAAGAACACCTCCAAATGTGCCTGTTAATGAAGATGACACCCAAAAACTCAATGTAACTGTTTTGGCACTAGCAGTACCAAACTGTAAATCGGCAGTATTAAAACCTTCAATTCTTTGTTGAATATTGAAATAATCGCCAGCACCTAAAGAATAAGCTGACAAAGATGTAATTCCTAAAGCATAACTAAATCCAGCGGCTAAAGCATTTCCAGTTGTGGCAATTTGTTGGACTGAATATTTAGATGCTTGTGAATTAGAAGTAGCCCATCTATCAAGTGTATAACTTGTTCCACTTGATGGAGTAACGCTAGCACCAGCATTTCTTTGGTCAATAACCATCGCACCATTGATAATGCGATTCTTCATAATAGAAGCATTACCAGCACCTAATATGCCACCGCTAGTAGAAGTCTGAATTACATCAGCGTTTACTGTTCCGTAAGCCATTATGTAGTCCCTAAAATTGCTTTAATTTCATCAGCAGTTAAGCCAAGTGCAGTCAATTTATTTTGTGCTGATTGTTTAGCAGTTATTTCTGCTTCTTGTTTAGCAGTTTCTTCAGCTTGTAATTCAGCTAATTTAGCTTCTGCGGCAGATTTGTCGTATGCGACTTCATTACCTTCTTGGTCATAGGCTATATCGCCACGAATAACTTTAATATCAGAATTAAGTGCATAAATAGCATCATGTAAATTAATCATGCCGCAATCTCCATTAAAATAATTGATGCTGGTGCAGATGTTCCTGTTTGATTAATAAGAAAAGTTCTGCCACTTTCTGCATAATATTGAAGTTTATATGTTGTAGATGATGTTGTTGCTGGGCTATCTAAATATTGTAAAGACCAAAGGTTTGACATATTTATTTGAACTCCAACTGCAAGTTGAACATCTAAATAAACACTTAATGTATTTGGTGACCAAATTCCAGTCGAGCCTCTAACTAATTGAAATGCGCCACCAGAATCTCTAGAATTAGCTGAAGGATAAGTTTGCCATTGTGCGCTAACTAAAACAAGAATTTTGCTTGTTGCAAATTTAGGAGTAATAGAAACAGTTAAACCAGTATCAACAAAAGAAGTTGATGTAGTGCTAGAACTTGTGCCATAAGTAGCGTTAACGACTTGAATAACACCACCTGATTGTGGGCTACCAGTAGTTAATACTGTGCCTGTGCTTGCTGGCAATGTAATAGTATTTGTTCCTGATACGGCTGGAGCAGCTAAAGTAATAGCACCGCTTGTATCGCCACTTATAATTACTGAACTCATAGAACCACCCATCTAGAACCGCTAGTAACTGTTACAGATTTACCGCTTGCAACTGTTACAGGGCCTACTGAATGACCGCTATATCCACTTGCAATTGTGTAACTTGTTCCAACAGTTAAATTATTAACAAAAATACCATTACTTGCTACTTGTTGTGGTGCGCTTTGGTCACCAGTGGAAGGATTCCATTTTAATTCTGTAGAACTCGTATAAGCAGTAGATAATGTTCCGCTAGTTGAAGCGGCAAATAAAGGATAACGAGTAGCATTAGTAGTTGTATCGTCTGTAATGGTTGCGCCACCTGAAGGAGTTGTCCAAGTAGGAGCAGCAGCAGAACCACCTGAAGTTAATACTTGACCTGAAGTACCATAACCTGTTGTACCGCTAAGGGCAGGTGTAGTACCTAAGTTAGTGCTTAAGCCGATAGCACCTGAAGCGTTAATAACGTGTGATGATTGTCCTGCTGTGCCGTAGGTTAAGTATGTTTTGTAACCATTACCAGAACCAACAGACACATCACCATCATGTCCTGAGAAATAAATACCATTGTTAATACTATAAAAATCTGATGGAGTGCTTGAACTAAATACAGAAGAGTTCATACCAAACTCACCGTAATTGGTTGAGTCAGTACCGATGTCGTTACTTAATACATAATTGGTAGAAGCTCCTGCAGTTCCTGATTTGTTCTGCATAAGAAACTGTAAGTAACTACTTGCTACAGTTGCACCTGAAGCGTATGCTGAATTAGAAGCATTAAAACTTAATACAGGAGTAGTACTAGTTGAAGAACTTGTAGCTAATTGTGGAACAGTTGCTGTTCCTAGTGAATCTTGTATAACTGCTTTTTTAGCCGTATAGTCACACCATACGTCTTTTGTACCTGTAGTAAAGCTTACTGCAGATCCTGAATTAGATGAAGATAATACGGTAGTCCTGGTTAGAATTAAACCAGTTGCATCAAGAGTACCATAACCAACCTCCCAGTTTGAACCTGATTGGTCAGCTATGGTGTAATACGTTGTGTTGCTGGCTCCTACTCCAGCAGAAAAGGATTGATAACCTGCTTGAGCACCGAGCAGAGTTGCTGCTCCTGTGCCTACAACAATAGTAGTTTCTTTAACCCGATCCGCTAGAACGAAAGCCATATATTCCTATTAACTAAATTGTACTTTAAAAGTAAACTGAATTGAATCTCCGTTGCTTAAAGCAATACCAGTAAAGTCACCTTTAACAAACAAGTTACCTGAAGAAGTAGCATCAAACAAACCAGCATTAGTGATTGTCTCACCAGTTGCTGCAGTCTGAGTACCAACTACTTGAAAAGTATCATTGGTTGTAGAAGTTGTAACTTGAGTGGCTGTGCCTGAGACACGAGGAGTCACTTCAGTAAACAAAGTTGTGTCAGTCGCACCAGTTGTACCTGCACCAGTACCCCAAGCAACATAGCTTGGTGTAGTACCTGATCCGTTGATACGGCTAGTTACGATGGCACGACCAGTGTTAACTAGTAGTGTAGCCATTTTTTAATTCTCCAAATAAACATCTTGATAGGGTTGCAATGGTAGTAATCTATAACGCCAAGTTCCACTTTACTGCCATCAGCACGAATGATGGTAGCAACAAGTTGGATTTCTTTAGCGTCTAGATTAGTTTGCATTACGTATGTTGTTTTACCAACTCAAGAACGATTGTAAATGTTAAGACTTGCCCTGTGCCTTCATAATCAAAGGTAGCTACAATATCTCCTGTTGGGCTGGCAGCATTATTAATAATACCACCATAGTGTCTAGCTTCTACTTTACCACGTCCTGCAAAGTTCCAGAACACAGTATTAGCAGAAGCACCCTTCCAAAGGACGTTCACAGTTAATAAATCTTCTACGTCGTAAGTGATTTTATCAACACGTAAACGGTTAGCTTTAACGCCATTAATATCAAAGTCACTTAAGTTAGCAGGGGCAACAATAGTGTAAACACCAGCGTCCGTAGCTGTTAAAGTACCTTCGTATTTGATTACAACATGGCGAGGGCCGTCAACTAATATTTGAGGTGTTTGAATGACAGTAGTCATGTAAGCCCCCTATTAGCGTGAAATTTCTTCAGCAGCTAGAACGTAATCAACTGTTAAAGTATCGGTTGCAGTAGGAGTAATTTGGAATACTGGAGACAAAACAGCGTTAGTCAAGGTAGTAGCAGAAGCACCAATAGTAGGAGCAGAAACACGAGCTACTAAATTACCGTTAGCAAACACTTGTAAATCAGTACCATCAAAGTACAAACCAAGTTCTACGTTAGTAGCTGCAGCAGCAGTAGCTACACCAGTAACTAAAGTAGTAGCTGTAGAACCTACAGTAGATACTAAGTTAATAGAAGTAGAGGAAGCAGCTTTAGCAAACCAAAGACCATCAGTAGTTGCTGATCCAGCCTGCAAACCTACATAGAAAGATTTAGTTCCAGAAACAGCAGAAGCCTGGAAACGAGACACATACCATGCTTTTTGACCAGAAATAAATTGGAAATTTTGTGCTGTTTTATAAGCAGAAGTTGCAGTAGTTGTGCCACCTGGTGTTAAGACAGCAACACCTCCTGCACCAGAAGCTAATGCAAAAGTAGAACTTGTACCAGTTACTGTATACTCAGCAACCGTTGATTGAAAATCATTAACATAAGAAGCTACGCCATAACCGACGTCGCTGCTGCTGTTAAATGGGGATTGTAAAGGATAATCGCCTAGTGGCTTTCCTTTGGCTACGGTAGTAGCACCGTATGTAAATCTTGTTGGTGTGCCCATTTGTATCTCCTAAAAGTGATGGGTTCACGTCAATTAAGACGTTTAGGATAAAAGAATTATTACTTAGGGTAATGCAAAGCTTCTACTTTATGTAGACGCTTCTTTTTAAAGCCAGAGTCTTGGCCTTCTTTGTTTTCTACTGCTTGGGTGTTACCGAGACCTTTAGGTGCGTTCATTTTAGGAATAGCCATGTTGCTAGACTTGTCCTTAACTACAGCATTCTTAGGCTCTTTAATAATTGGATAGTCCATTATTTGTCCTTAAGAAGGAAAGGAAAGGGATCTTGTGAACCCCTAACCTTCCTATTATAACACAAACTAGTTCAAATGTAAAGAACTAATTATGGGCCGTTTACGCCATAAACTGCACGTGGGTCTGTCCAACCAAAGCTGTAACGCTCATAGCCTTTAGCTTTAGCATTCATGGTATCAAAATCATTATCCATGTCAAAGCTAATGCCAGTACGTTCAAAGTACTGCATACCGCATTGGATATTAGTACGTAAGAACCAAGCGTGTGGGCTTGTGAGGTAATGGTTCATAGTGATACCTTCTGGGATGGCATTAGTTGCCTTCAGAACGTTGATATCGTTATTTGCAGTACCTGATTGGAATACAGACTTCAGAATGCGATTAGCATTGTACCATTCTTGACGAGCTACGATCAAGCTACGTGGCATAACGTTAATGAGCAAACCACGGTCATTTTGGAAACCCATAATTGCTACAGTTGCATCTTCCAAAGAAGCTTCGGAGAGGTCAACAGAAACAGTAGGGGTGTTAGCGAAAGTGCCACCAGAAGTATTAGGGTGTGATAAAGAGCACAAAGGTTGATTATCGCCACCTGTGTAGGTTGCATTAAACGCACGGTTGTAAACGTTAGCACCAACGTTTTCTTTGGTTTGACGGAAAGACATTGCCAACGCAGCAGCACGACGCTTAGAAACTTGCTCATACAAGTTGTCATCCAACTCTTCTTTAGTTACAATGTAACCAAGAGCGTATGCAATGTGTGTGTAGCGAGTTACAAAACCTTGGACTTCTGAGTCATATTGAACGCCAGAGCCTTCAGATTTAACAGGAGCAAGACCGAATCCAGTTAACTGAACGTCTTCCTCGTAGTTTTGATGTGAAGTATCTTTGTCGAACAAGTGAATGTATTCTTCAGGATGTTCGTCATAGGTTTGTCCCCACCAAGCTTTGATACCAGGCCATAGGGCCTTTGGGTGAGTACCAGTTGTAATTACACCAGCCATTTTATATATCTCCTATTAATTAAGCACCGAAGGCTTGTTTGTATTGGTGTTTATTAAAAACAACCAACAAGTTATTGTAAGCACCTGGAACGTTTGTAGGCTCTTGGAACATGCCAACGATCTGGAACATAGAAGCTGCAGTAGCTGAAGCATCGGCAGTTACATAAGTAGCTGATAATGGTGAAGACTGTGACAATGTTGTTTGGTTAGCTGTAATTGTAGGAACAGCAGTAGAACCAACTTTAGCATCAGCAGAAGCGTTAGCTTGAACTTGGAACACTACGTTAGGATCAGTTACAACATAAACATAAGAATAGCTACCAGAGCTTAAAGTAATGTACAACTTACCTAAGTCAATGTTTGTACCAGCCAAGCTTACGCCAGGGTTAGCTACACGAATAGAAACAATAACGCCCAAAGGTACGTCGGTTGCTGCTGCTTTAGTTACAAGAGCTACACCGTTTGCATCGTTACCAACAGCAGACTTTACGATATCGCCAATGGCGTATGTGTTAGAAGCGTCGTTAGCGATAGCATAGAGGATGCCTTGCTCGTTAAAAGGTGCACCAGTGATTGTGCTGTTAGGCGACAGTCCTGATACGGCATTTACGTTTGCCATTTTTTTTCCTTAATTAGAAAGTTAATTAGTATTTGATACCAGCGTTGTAGAAACCTGTAGAATCTACTCCAGGTGTTTTACCACCACGAATTGCTGCATCAGTTTTATCGTTACGCTCTTGTAATTGTGCTTGGTCTTCGAGCCAAAACTCTTCTTTGATTTTCATCAAGTAAGCGTACATTGGATCACCTTTTTCACCAGCACCTACTAAGAACCTAACCTTATCTCCTAAATCAAGGTTACGTGATGTAACATTCTCCGTAACCCCATCTACCTCATTTGGGTGAACAAACTCATAACCGTTTTCAGTGGCAGCCTGTATACGACCTGGCGTGTCATTGAAAATATGCAAGTGATAGCCTTCAATTTGCTTTCCTACTTGCAGCTTACCCTGAGTCCCATTAAATACGCCTTTTTTACGTTCACGACGCTCTACCTTAGTAGACTCTGGTGTAGCTTTAACTTCTTTTTTAATTTCAGTCATGGTTTTCTCCCTTATTCCCAATCATATTCTGCAACATAAGCTTCTTTGGTCATCAGACCTTGCTTAACAAATTTATCACAAGCTGCTTTAGCTTCTGGAGGTAAGTTGTTGTAAGTCTTCTTACCTGAACTTACCGATGGTCTAGCTGTTCCGTTAGGAGAGCCTTCCATTGGGTTAGGTGTACGTTTCTTACCAAACTTCTCTGGAAACATTTCTTGAAGTTCTGAATCTAGTTTATCCAAGAAGGCTTGTCCGTTAAGGCTAGGGTTCTCACGTCGGAGTTCAACACCTAAACCATTAGCAACACCAGTCATTCTTGAATCTTTACCAAACCAATCATTCTTTTCCATCCAAGTATTGAGGATAGGATCTTGAGTGATCTGTGGAACTTCTTTAGCTTTTTCTTCAGCAGCTTTTAAGTCCTCTTTAGCTTCTAGACGTTGCTCTTTCAAGTCGTCCATTGCATCGTCAATCGCTATTGCCCTGTCGCCATCGCCTTGTGTGATTGCATCACGCTTAGCTTGCTTCAGTTGCTCTAGTTGACCTTCGAGATCTTTGGTCTTCTTCTCAAATTGCTGTTTTTGATACTCACGAAACTCTTTAGCAGACTCTCGTGCTTCTTCAGCAATCTTCCTAGCTTCCCCTAATTCTTTAAGCAATTTCTCATTGTTCTTACGCAGGATTGGCATAATCTCTTTGCCACGACGTACAAACGTCTCAGCATCAACCCAATCGCTCTCAGAGCCACGAAACTCTTCTGCTGCTACCCACCCCTGTGCCCTTGCTTCGGACTCGAACTGGGACGCTTCTGGAGCTTCCTGTGGTGCTTTTTGTTGTAGTTCTTCACTCATTATACAATTCCTTTTAATAGATGTGGATCAATTAAGCCCATATCGTCGTCTAACTTGGCTACTAAATTATCATAATTAATCATGCGATAATCTTTGCCGTCTTTACCTTTGTACATTAAGCCAGAGTACTTAGCAAAAGCTACTCTCATACCAACTTCAATAATGCCTGTAGGGCAGTCTTCACCCATCGCCATTACTTCACCTGTGGTGTTCGCAAGTTGCTCACGTTCACTGGTTTCTTCTGTTGATACAATAATGCCACTAGCTGTTTTGTTTTCTACTACTAAAGGTTTAATTAATACCCTATCAAGAATAGGGGTAATGCCTGCTACATTAGACATCTTTATTTTCCTTTACTGATTCCATTAACTCCTCATAGGTGATATTAAGGATCTGAGTAACTGCTGCTGCACGACCACGAAGACCAGCATCATCTTCAGTACCTGCTAACAACATTTCCTTCAACCACTCTCTATCTTGTTTAAGAGCATACATAAACGCTCTTGTAACCCTACTATCTCTCCAATGTAAAAACTCTTCTTCTGTTACTACTATTGCCATACTTCCTCCTTATGTTACATCTCTTTTTTTGTTTCTCCTTCTGTAGGCTCAGAAATAGTCATTTGTTTTAAATGTTTTTCTAAACCCATTACAGCATCTAAAGAATCAAGCATTCCTTTGTGTTGTGCTTTAGCCATTCCGATTTGAGCATCAAGCATAGCTAAGTCATGTCCTGTTTTAACACCACCTGCTTGCTCAATAGAGAGGATAGCATCGGCTTCTAACTTATGGATCTGTGCTTGTTGCTTCTCAGCGTTCTGAGCAAGCTTCATTACTGTTAACTTAGCTTGCAGTTGTGCATCGGCTGTCTTAGCTTGTTGACGCATCATCTCAATTTGGATTTTCTCTGATGGACCTGGCTTGATAGCGTTAGGGCCTTTAGGATCAGGAAGGATTTGATCAATGTTACTTACCTTCATTGCTTTGAGGTAGTTCTTTTGAACTTCATACATATTCATGCCTGGAGTTGTAGAAGCTAACTGTAACAACGCTTGTGCTTGTTGTACACGCTGTACATCAGAAACAATGTTAGGATCTGCGGCAGGACGCACATCAGATACAGGGCCTTTAAAGTCATCAGCATCAATAAAGTTCTGACCTGTGTCACTATTGTAGTCTTCAATGCCTACAAGGTAGAGTTGATTCAAACGATACAACTTACGGAACTCATCTTTAAGAGACCTGTATGTACGCTTGAATATACCCGAAAAGATTTTCATCCCTTGCTCTGCCATCGTTCTCGTAGTTTCTGCAGCGGTATTCTGACCAGGATTTTGTCCTGTAAGAATATCAACAGACCCACCAATACGCTCACCGTAATTAATGAGCAGATTAAGCAAAGTATAGAGAACTTGAGAAGGCTCACGTACTGGGAGAGGCACAATGCCTTTACGCAAGTCGTCACCTGTTGTGTCAACATGTTTCCATTCCAATGGTGCAAAGTTCATGTTACCACCACGAAGCTTAATACCACGAGACAAGAAGCCTCCAGCAGTATTAGCCATTGTACCACAGTCAATTAACTGATTAAGGATGGTATCAATACTTTGGTTAAGAGGCCCAAGTAACACACCAAAGCCCAAGTCATAAAAGCCACCATCAGGTGAAGGAATGAAAGGAAACTTAGTAAAGTATGTTTCAGGGGTGATACGCAGTACATTACCTTTATCATCTCTTTCAATAGAGCTTGTAAAGTAACGAGCTACGATACGTAGAACTTGTTTAGTATCACGACGCATCCAAACGATGTACGGTTCAGCGTAACCGTCTCCATCAAAGTCAATGTAGCAGTGTTGCTCAAGGATTTCGTATGGTGTGGAATCGTCAACAGAATTAGGAGCAGTCATGCCCTGAGCTTTGTTCTGAGCCAAAGTCAAATTAGACTCTGGAACAGCAGCAGGCATTACTTCAGTCATCTCAGAGAACAGACCACGAGCTACACGCTCATAGATATCGTTCTTGGAGAAGTATTGTACGTGGGTGATACGTGGGGATGTATCTAGATGTTTAGTCCAATAGTTTACGACAAAGTCCTTAGCAAGGATGTTCTCGGAAACGTTGTACTTAAGGATAGGGTCAAAGTAGGACTTCTTGAAAGCACATCCTACGATTGGCTGAGAGATCAATACACGATCCATCTCAGCTTCCCAGTTGGTGTCTTGCTCAAGAATCTGATAAGACATGAATTGGCTTACACGATGAGCACGTGCATCTTTAGAACCTGAAGGGTCATCTCCAATTACACGACATTGAACAGGAGTTTCCCCATTAATAAGTACAGGATAACTACGAGCATGGAACTGAAGAGCAGCAATAGTAATAAGTGGAAACTTAACGTTAGACGCACCAGGCCAAGGGAAAGACTTAGCTTCTGCGACTTGCAAGGCAAGCTTCATAGCTTCTTCAGTACGCTTTTCCCAAGCTGAACGTGACTCTTTATCAGCCTCAAAGCCTTTCCAGACATTGTAGCTAATAGTATTGATAGTAGCTTCGTCCAACATCTCAGCGATGTTAGGCAGTTCTACAATCTCATCAAGTTTAAATTCAGTATTTATTTGCATTCTTTTTAGTAGCCTGTGGTAGCGTTTCGACCAATCTGATCGTATCCAAATTCATGTAAGGCAAGCCTGTACTCTTCGTCCTCAAGTTCGTTTGCTGTTGCGGCTACTTGCATTTGATTGAGTAACAATCCGACATATGCCCAAGCGTCAACTTGATCGTCATGTCTATCTCTAGGAAACCTTAGTAGCTCATCTTCAAACGTTTGATACCAATCTGCAGAACTGTCAAACTTTACAGCACCTGCTCTCATACGAGCTTGCATTGATCTAGCTCTACTTAACTTATCTCCACTAGGCTTGAGCAAGACTAGGTTAATAAACGTATCGCTTTTCATCATAGCCTCGTTAAGGTATGGGCCGATGGACTTCTGAATTGTACCTGCCTCAATTCCAAACAGTTCAGGCTTGTAAGTTCGCTGGAGGGCAAGGATAGTTTCCACAATCTGCATCGCATCCATCCTATCACGGACGATGTTCACACACTGCAAGTGCTGATTCTCATCCATCCCTGCCACAGCAAAAACACTGTAATCACTATGTTGCCTTTGGCTGATTGCTAAGTCACATGCAATATAGTAATTTAAATTCTTTTTTCTATCTTCTTCTTTAAGTGGGGCAAAGTCACTCTTCTTAAAGAAGCCGTTAGCATCATCAAGAGGGACGTTAAGCATCTCTTGAGAATATACGTCAGCTAATCCTTGTGCTACGTATTGAGCTTTACGCTCTTCTAAAGCTTTCTTGTTCCACCTATCAGGCCACAGAATCTTACTAAAGTCATCTGTATGAGCACGATACTTAATGGATAACCAAGAAGTTTTGTAATCTGTGTACTGCTTTAAATCTTCTGTTACTAAGTTCTTTAAAGCTTTAGTACCTAATGAAGCTAACTGAGACTCAGGCATTAGACGTTCTAATAATGAGTCCAGGTGTAAAATAGTACCTACAATACGAATCTTACCTGTGACTGACAGGGCAGGTATAAGTGCTGAGTAGAACCATCTACGAAGCTTCTCTCTACGATCTTTATTTAGAACCTGTTCATCAGATTCCATATCGTCACAGATAATTAAGTCAGGACGTTTGTTTAACCATTTCAAACCACGAAGCTTTTGTTCTGAACCTTTAGCTTGAATACGAAACGTATGACCGTCATCGAATTTACCTATTATATCATCTTCGGTTTGCTTTGTCAACTCAATGTTGCCAAATAAACCATGTATGTCTTCATTGTCCCTGAGTTCCTTAATAATATCACCTAGGAACAAACCAGCTTGTGAAAAGCTGTCTGAGACGATCAAGACATACTTAGACCTACGAAATAGTACTTCTGCAAGACAGTAGGTATACGTAACAGCAGTAGACTTACCATGACCACGAGGAGCAGCAATAGCCACAAACTTATCTTTTGAGCAACATAGTTGCCATAGCTCACGATGGAACTCTGGGGTTTGAGTAGCTGAGTCAAAGTTCTTAACCAGACAAGCATTACTAAAACCCTCAATGACTTCACTAGATAACTCCATTAGGCTTCGTTTTCAATCACAAAAGGCTTAGGAGTAATGTCTTTCTCTTTAGGCTTAGCAAAGGTTTTAAACTGTTCTGCTAGTGCGGCTAACCTGGCATCAACAGTTTTTTCAATCTGTTCTTGCTGTGGTTTAGTCTCAATAACATCTTTACGCTCTAGCATGTCATTGGCTACTTTGGCTGCATCTTTCATCGACACAGGAACACGGATTAGTTCAGATGTCTTAGGGTCATATTGATAGTTACCTTTTTCAAGCCTATCTTCTGTGACATCTAAAGCTCTAGACACAATTTTATTTAAACGAGCATTTAGTTTAAGGTTGTCCTCAGCTTTGAGGTCGTCAACCATCTTCTTAAACCACTCAGTGTATCTCCAACGATTGAACGTTGCTAGAGGTATCTCCAACGCAGCAGCAGTTTGAGCACCATTACCGATGGCAAGGAATGTAGTAGCAGCTTCAAGCTTTTGACTTTCAGACCACCATTTACCTTCGCTCTTTAAATCTCTTTTCTTTCTACGTGTCATATCTTAGACAATCCTCTACTCAATGTTTGTAATTATAACATAAGAATGTCATAATGTCAAGCTTTATTTTAAAGACAACCAATACATAGGGGACAACACAAAGTACTTGACAAAAACAAGAAGTAGTGTTATAATTACTATATAGTTACGGAGTAGCTACTTCTTAGTAACAATATAGATAGTATTTAATATAGTAATAAAGACTATTACTAAATAGAGCTAAAGAGCACAATGTAGTCTACATAGAGCTAGAGAGCACTATTCAGTACTATAGCTGTTATTGTTTTTATAAGTCTTTTACACTCCGTAGAGCCTATGGAGCACATCTTAGCCTGTCCAGGCACAACCCTACCCCTTGTTTTAAAAATTACATCAGCGTCATAAATAGCGTTATATATATAATTAAATAATTCTTTTTTTCCCTCCCCACCCTGGCACTTTAGAGCGTTGTTTCTATACCACACTGTTGTATCCACACCACAGTCCTAGCACGTTGCTGCGTTGTTTCTATACCACACTGTTGTTTCTATACAACACTTATGATCATGTGTTGTTTTTATACCACACTATCTAACTCTGTCACGTTGCTATATAGTTTCTTTGAAGTTCCTGGAAGAGTGTTGTTTCTACGCAACAGTCTGGTGAGTCTGTCCCCATTACTATGTGGTTGCACCAAAGCTGTGCAGGTTTCATAATGTGGAACAGGCTGCAGAGATTTCACCATATGAAATGGAGGAGAAAGTGCTTAAAAAATAGGCATTTCATAATGTGACATTTATTATCAACAACTTACGATAACTTCAGACTATCCAATCACTACCCATTATTGAGTAGACCTATCGGGCCTTTTCATAATGTGCAATTCAATTCTAAAGCCCTTTATAGGCTCTCTCAGCCCTTTTCCGTGATTCCCTTGCCTTAGTATGTCCAAGCGACGATCTCGATTTTCCTGGTGTAAACCCTAATACATATAGAACCCATGTCTTATGACTTTTTGTTATATCGCCCAACTGTGAACTACATTTCACATTGTGAGAAAACCCCTAAACTAAGGGTTATCCCTAATAGCTGTGGTGTCGAAACAACACTTTATTCATTACAATAAATACATCGGAACAGAACAACGAACCGATACAAATGAGAATGATTCTCAAATGATTACTAACCAATAAGGAATAGAACAAAATGGCAATTACCAAAAAAGAAGCTCAAAAGATTAGCTCACTATTCAATAGTGTGACTGTGGCTCTTACCCATATCCAAACCACTAAAGATGGATATGAAGATTTCATTCAATGGGCTAAGTGGCACAATGAAGCCTGTCAAGAGCTTCTAGACAATCACAAGATCGACGTAGTTCAATTCAAAATCTAAGGAATATAAAAATGGAAACTTTAATCTACGGCTTAGCTAAAGGCGAAACTAAAAGCTATATGGAAACTCTGTTAGCTACTCAATGCAAGACTGAGCAAGACATCGCTAAGGTGCTCTCAGTAGCTAAAGAGCACGGCTTTCACTCTTTTAGGATCGCTACTTATAATGGCGAAAAGCCTAATTTTGCTAACACTTTAAACATCTAAGGAATATGAAAATGAAAAATTGGCAAGCCGTACTCCTCACAATCGCTCTATTCATCGTGGCACAGATTGTATGGCACTATACTAAATAGGCTAACTGATGAGGCTTGATGAGCCGAAACACTCGAGAGAGTGTATTAGTCAAACGAAACACTACCCTTAAAGGAAATAGAAACCATGAGCACAAGAAATTATCTTATTGAACAGTATTTAGATTTTCGTAATAACTATCTGACCATCGATACATTCGCTGACCATCAAGGCATGACAAACGAGCAAGCCAAAGCACTAATCGATTTAGGCAGAGACTTATTTAATACTAAAAACATTCACGCATAGGATATAAACAAATGAAAAACGCACAAACAATCACAGGCACTCTAGAAATAATCAAACGCTTACCATCAAGCTATTTCGGAAACCCTCGATATCTGTTGAGTGTCGGAGGTGTTGAGTGTTGCACCTCTGTTAATGCTATGCTCGCATATAGCATTACAAACCATGACGGCAAACAAGTAGAGGCATTAATCGGCTTATATCGTGGCAAATCAACTATCGAAACTGTAAAGGAAATCTAATATGAAAATCACCCCAATCAAATCCAATATGACTCAATTAGACCTCGCTGATGGCACTAGAGTGCTCTTTAGCTACTCTACCCCTGTGGCTTGCTTCGAGCCTCGTTTAGGCTATCTCAAAACCGCTAAGAAATGGAGTCAAACAACAACCCGCCACATCAACCATTGGCTTGATGGTGTCGAGGCTACACAAGCCGAACAAGTATTTTTTGATAACCTTGTACATGGAGCGTAAGCAAATGGAAAAAATCATTTATATCGAAGCTCGGAAAAACTATGGTGCATGGGTTTACTATCCCGCTTGCCCTCAGTCTGAACTCTTCGCAGAAATTGCGAAGGCTAAAACGCTCTCTATCGACACAATTAAATTCATTGAGAAGCTAGGTTACAAAGTAGAAAAGAAAGCCGAACAACCTTTAGGATGGAGCAAATAATTATGATCAACTTAGACCAATACAAAACCACAAACGAATCCGCAATATATAAAAATATTCCCATCGAAATTCTGGGCGAGGTAAGAGCTTATTTTAAAGCGGAGGGTGTGAAAATTCGTGTCCGCTATCGTGGACAACGCAACAACCCAAACGATAGACGCCCTCAGCATAATAGGTGGAATTGGTGTCTCCCTCAGTTCGCAGATAGATTTAGTGTCTATTACGCTGACAGTCGCAAAGCTCCTACCTATCAAGCATGGGTAGCACCTAAGCAATCACGCACCCTCTACGAGTTCCACAAAGCCGTGATCACGACTGCCTACTGCTACGCTGACAGTCTCGAAGAGGCTCAACGCATGATGGGTAGTGGCTCTGTGTTTGTATCAGTCAGAAAGGTAGGTGCAGAATGATTTATTTAATGTCAGAGGTCTATGACCACTTAATGCAAAATCATACTATGGTGGATTTTGTGGATTCGTTCCCCGAATCTTGGATTGATGAGGAGGAGGGCGAAATCTATTTAGCTAAAAAAAGTGGTGTTGCTCTCTTTAAAATCAAAATGGAGGTAATGAAATGAAAACTTATGCGATGTTTTACGATGATTGCGAAATACATGTCACGCTAAAGGTAGGCACTCTAGAAAGCCTTGATTCGCTCCGTGAGGAGCTTATCGAGACTCTAAAGGGTAACCCCACACTTGAGCGAGGATATGCGGAGCAGTACCCCTTTTATCAAGCGGATTGGGAAGTGGTGGGCTATGGTTGGGAGAAACCTAGCTTTGATATGTCTACTATTTTGGAGGTGAATTGATGAACTACACACTAGAAAACTTGTTCCAATCCATTAACGATATATTTGAGCAAGTAGACGAGGGACGGATGACATTAGATGATGGCGAGGCATTAGCATTGAAATGTTGCAAAGCCTTCACACGCATGACAGAAGTAAAACAATGGAAAAAGGAGCATATCAATGAATGACTTCCACGCACACCTAACCAAACCCATAAACTACGCATCTTTGGAGGTTGATGGAATCGACACAAGAGACTATCCCGACTTCTGCGATGCCTACTTCTCGCACGGAGAATACGAAGATGGCGAGGAAATGAGTGACGCAGCCCTCCAGGATTTGAGCGAAAAAAATCCTAATTTGTTATATGATAAGATTATCGAAGTAATTTACTAAGGAGCTACACGCATGAACCACACTATATTTTTTAACACTAAAGACTTGCTATTGACTTGGCTCGATGAGAACTTCCCCGATGCTGTCCTCGCACACGTGGAGGCTGACGGAGCACGATATGAGACCGATGACTGTACACTCGAAACTAAAGGCAACAACTTAACCCTGATTTTTAAAACAATCTAAGGAGCATACAAATGTATAACAATAACGCTTATTACGAACCCGAAGACGGAGACGACGAGGAAGTGTTCGAGCAAGCCGTGGTCGAGTACGCTAACGAATTGATGCTTGATGAGTGCAACCCGATGGAGAATTGGAACGAGGGAATAATCGAGATTGGTTTAGATGATTCAGACTATCCGACACCTTCCCACGCACCTATGGAGATTGTCCAAAAGGTAATAGAATATTGGCACGAGAGAGCGATTCATAGAGCTACGAGGCACTATGAAGATCATCCAGAATACTTGTATGATTAGTCCTATCTCGCCTATAATAGCTATACCTTACCAACTACCGAGGAGAAAACCTGATGACCAACTTACAAGACGAGATGTTCCCCGAAGAAGCGAAGCTGATGTGGGAAGAGTTTTGTTATCACAACATGATGTGCGATGCTGTGGCACTTATGTTAAAATATGGGCGTGACAAAGTAATCAACGATATTGTTGATATGTACGAATCTGCGGAGGCTATAAATGACTGAAAACTTAATTAAACAACTACGTGCATACGCAGATAACGATGAATATGTCGTTACTCGCAATCTTTTGCTACGTGCAGCGGACGCACTAGAGGCCCAAGAAGATAACCGCAAAGCCTTATGGAATAAGGTTCTAAACGATAGTCAGAACTTTTTAGATGCTGAACGCTATCGTTGGCTTCGTGATGGCTCGTGGGATGTACCACAAGAAGAGATAGCACCTGCCATTGTGATGTGTGATGGTAAGATGACTACGCACGTGTGGCTCACAGGCGATCATGTAGACCAAGCCGTTGATTCGTGGATGACTAAAGAATTTAAACGTAAGGAGACTAAGAGTGAGTGATATTACAGTTAAAATAGATGTGGCGATGTGGCTTAATAATAAAGGACATGTAGAGTTATTTTTTGAAGATGAGCCTAAACCTATTGAGTCTCTTTCTCTATTAGATTTACTTCGTTGGGAGCTTAACTCGCACAAAGTATTTAATACAGATACACTTGATAGAGACGATGCTAAGAAGTTTATCAAGCTAAAAAAAGTATTGACACAATGCTTAGACCATTTGAATCGTGAGCTTACTAGTGCTAAGTAAATATTGGGTACACGATGAGGACGGCTTATCCCTTAGATGGTTTTATACTAAAGCTGAGGCTCTCGCATTCGTAGGCTCTAACGCATGGACTATCGAGCTAAGAAAAGCTCCTAAGTTCGAGTTTGAGGAGGCATTATTTTGAGCTTTACTATCTACCAAGTAGACGGCTTAAAGGTGATACAATGGTTTAATACTACGGATGCACTCTTAGCTAGTATGCTTGCTAACCCTAATGACGCTTATCATAGGAATGTATAATGAAATTTAATAACTTAGAAGCATTATTGATTATTGTATTATGTATTACTAGTGTAGTAGATACTATTTTTAACGTATTAACTTATATCAGAGGATAACATGACTGACGCAGAATTAAAATCTATATTAAATCGTGGTGGTATTGGTGAAACTCTCTACGAAGGTGAAGTAGGAGAAATGAACATGACCACATGGAGAAAATTAGCAGAAGTATTTAAAGATTATTATGATTTACAGAGATATAATGAAGATAATGCCAGAAGTTAATCGTGCGGCCACATATTCTCCTGAAGAAATGGATTGTGAGTGGGTTTCTTGGGATTGTGATAATGTTTCAAGGGAGGCTCCTGGAGGCGATGATGAAGAAGACGATGGGTAGGTATCAAAAGTCACAGAAAACGCCTAAAAAGCACCTTAAAATTGATTTAAATGGTACTATGGAGACACCATGAGATGTTATTGCTGCAACAACCTTCTGACTGATTATGAAGCAACGATTAAATCAGTTAATAATAATGATTATCTAGATATGTGTCTAAAATGTCTAAAAACAGTCAAAGATGATGTACTATATAGAGATAGAATAGACTTACTAAGTAGTAGTGATGTAGATGATTTAGACATCTATTTAGAAGATGTAGACTTTGATGATTATTAAGTATTATTATTGTTTTTATTATAATATTATAACTATGTAGTAAT